TGTCCAGCCACATCTCGCCGCGCAGGCGTGTGCCATCGACGGACATGTTAAACACAGAGCCGACGACCTGCGCCTCAATCACGTCCGGCGTGTTGGCGCTGATGTAGCGTCCTGCGGAATCCTGCGGATGACGCAGCGGCACGGGGCGACCGTTCCACGCTTCGGCAAATTTCGCCAGTTCCTCCGGCGGCACAAGCTCGCCGTTGACCACGCCAGCGACCAGCGCCACGACGGGCACGACCAGGTACCGGCGACCGTCGAGCGTCTCGGTGCGAGTGCTGGCTTTTGCTGTTTGCGATGCGTGCGTTGCGAAATGCTGTTCCATCATTTGCCACAAAAAAAGACGGCGCTGGCTCGTCGGCTTGCGACGAAAAACCAGCACCGTCCTTGCAGTCTGCTGTGCAATTCCTGGTGCTCAAGCGGCGCAATCTCTCTGCGCCGCTTGCGTTCATTATGTCATATTGTAGCACACCCGGTCGGCACAGTCAACAGGCGGTGGCGCATCAGAAGCGCTGCTGAATTTTCTCAGCACTTCCTACGATTCGCAGGCACAAAAAAAGCAGCGCCGAGGGATCGTTCCTCGGCGCTGCATTCCCGTGCGCCCAGCCGTAGCGTCACTCGTCAGCGGCCTCCTCGACGCTGGCGGTGTACTCCCGCCAGGCTGACTGGATCAACTGCGTGACGATATCGACCGGGCGCAGTGATGCGTTGCCAGTGATGCCGCGGCGCGCCAGTGTCAGCGCACGGAGCGCCGCGGCGGTGTCGGTGTCCAGCGTCAGGCGCTTGACGGTTGGCCCCGTGCCTGGTCGAGCGCCGCCACGCCGATCGGTCGGGCGGCGCTTGGGACGAGCGCCTCCTTTGGTCATGCGGCCTCCGTCCCGGCAGCAGTTGAATGCTCAAAGATTCTCAAGATTCTCCTGTAGCCTTTACTGGAATCGATTTCAAATTTAGCTAATCTACACGCCGGCTGAGGCGGCGGCGTGTAGATTGGCGCCTCCTCGACGCGGATGTCGAGCCACTCGTCGTCGTCGTCGTCGGGCATGTAATCAGCAACGCACGCATCAATGAGATGCGCGAAATCTCCGACCCACATACGGAAGCTCTCATTGAGCAGTCCGTGCATGCTCACGTGGATGCGAGCGCGCACGGGATAATCACCCCACTCCGGGTCCCTGTGTTCCCGGAGCAGGTAGTCCCTGCAACCGGACATCCCCACTCGCGTCTGGACCGTGCACGGGTGTGCACGCTCCGGTATCGTGGCGTTCATCGCCGCCACGAGTTCGGGAAACTTTGCGAGCGCCTTGTACAGGTGCCCGACTCCGGGGCACCTGCCCAGCGGGCGGTAGGCCACCCAGCCATCCTCCAGCCACAGTGCGAAGCGCCCAAAGATTAGGCGCCCCCCAACTTCGTACTCAAAGCGGAAATGCTTCAACATCGTTTGACCTCCTTTGTTTTGTCACGTTGGCTTGACTTTCCTGTGCTCTGCGTTGCGTGCTTTCGGCACGCCCCCGGGCTTGCAACCGGTGTAGCCGCATTACAGGCGCCGGGCGGGGGATGCCCGGCGGTGTGGTGATTATTCTTCGTCTTCCGTATAGCTGATCACTGCATCGCATGTATCAAGTAAGCTGCCGATGTAGGCGGAAGTTCGGATTGTTACAATCGCTGAACCATCGTCACTATATTCCTCCTCGAACTCATAGTTTTCATCTAGACGTGCAACAGTCATGATTACAGTTGACAGACCAGGATCGGTAGCGTCGTTTGTGTTCTTGACATTGATCGTGTAAGTGTACATTGTGTGCCTCCTTGTTTGAACTTGTTGGCTGATTAATTTCTACTTCTGATTGAATTATAGCACAATTCAATCAGAATGTCAATAGGCAATTTGGCCAAATTTGTAAAATTTTTACAAATTCATCCCATCCCCCCCGCTGACCGGCTGCACCTCCGCCCGCAACCGCCTGGCGACATCGCTGGCGACGCCCTTGTACGCCTCCATCTGCCCGGCATCACCCCGTGCCGTCCGCGCCATCGCACGCGCCAGCGCCGATACGCCGATGCCGCGCCCGCTTGCGTCCACCTGGAGCAACTCCGGATGCTCCGGCAGGTACTGCGTGCGCGTCCACTCGTACCACTCCGCCGTGGTGGATGGCGTGTTCGTGGCGGCGTTCGTGGCGCCGTTCGTGGCGTCGTTCATGGCCAGTTCGCCAGAGGTAGCCCCCCTCCCCCAGCCCGATGAACTTGCCGTGAACTCGCCGTCGATCACACGCGGCGCACTGCTCGCTGGCGTCATGGCAAGCATCCGGTCGATGTGCGGCGCGGCGAACCAGGCGCCGTACTGCCGATCACGAAACAGGAAGTAGCCACGATCTGGCAGCCGGTCGGCTTTATACTGGCCGACTTTTGCGCCCTGGTTTGGGCCGAGCCGGAACGCAAACAAGCGCTTGCACCCCGCGATCACCTGCTGCGACCAGTCCTCCGGGTACTGGTCGATCATCAGCAGGTGGATGCGGCTGCTGCGGCTGAGGCGCATCAGGCGGTCAAGCGTGGCGTCGGTGGCGTCGGCGCGCTTGCGGTCGGCGCGCCGCAACCGTGCGATCAAGTCGCCGTATTCCTCGATCACGACCAGCACCGGCTGATGCTGGCCGCCCGCAGCGATGCGCCGTGCGTGCTCACGCCACAGCGCATCCACCTGCGCCGGGAATGCTTCCGGATCGCTTGGATGCCATTCTGCGTGCGTGCGCCAGGCGCTCCAATCGGCGCCGCCCTTCGGATCGATGATGACGACGTGGTAGCCGACCCGCAGCGCCTGCGCCACAAGCGTGAATCCGGCGCTGGTCGTCTTGCCGGTGCCGGTGGCGCCGACGATCCCCGCGTGGACGGACTGCTCCGGATCGAAAATCGCCAGGTCGCCGGTGGCGTCGTCCTGGCCGACCAGCAACTGGTTCGGCGTCGCTCGCTCCAGCACCTCCCGCAAGTAGAGCCGCCGCACCGGCGCTGGGGCGTTGGCCTGCGGCTGCGGCTCGACGGCGGGCAGCAGCGGGCGCTCCTTGCCGTCGCCAAGCTGCCGGTCGGTTGTGCGGAAGTGCGGCCAGCGGATATTGCCGCCGTGCTGCGCAATGTTGCGGATGGCGTTGTCGCCTGGCGTCAACGCCTGCGCTACGCTGACGCGGGCGAGCGCCTGCGCCTGCTGCCGGTAAGCCGCTGGGTCATCCGTAAAGATTTCGGCGATGCCGTGCGGCGACACGACCATCGCCGGGGCGAGCATCCTGTTTGGATCGACGATCACAGTAGCGCCACGCACCCGCACCGTCTGGAGCGCAAATTTGCCATCCCTGCTGCGGCGATTTTCGTTTGCCCGCTGCGATAGCAACAGGTAGAGCCACACGCCGACCGCTGCCGACGCCAGCAGCGCGCTGCCGGACATGCAGTAAAGCGTCAGCGTCAGCGCTTGGCCGACGAACACTTCGACGTGCTGGCCGATGCGCTGCACACTCTGCCAGTTCAGCGCCATCAGCACGCCGAACAGCAGCATGACGGCCAGTGTCAGGATGGCGATCAGTCGATTCAGAATGCGCAAGATTACCTCCATGCAACAAAAAGCACCGCGGTCGATGCGGTGCTTGCGTGCTATACTGCACTCGACGTGTGCGCATCGACCTCCGCCACACGTCGCCTGCCTGGCGGATGTGCCACCATCCGCCAGGCATTGTCGTTCTTCTTTCTTCGCCTCCTATTTGTCCAGTTGCCGCACCGCGGCCTCGACCATCGCGCGGATCAGCGTGCGGTCGAGGGTCGGGTAGCGCTGCTGCAACTGCTCCAGCACCCAGTCGAGCTTCTCTTCGCCGTTAGCGTCGCGCATCATCTGCTCCGCCGCAGCAACAAAAAAGTTGACGACCTGCCAGCGTTCATCCACTTGCGCTTTTTGGCGCACGAAAAGCGCAAGCGCCCACAGCGCAGCGACGGCTGCGACGAGAATTGCGCCGCAAGCAAGCGAAACGATTACGTCCTGCATTTCTTTATCCTCCTACAAAATCCACGAAAAAGCCTTCACGCAAACTCTGTTCAAGATTGTGCGCTATCACGACGCACAGCCGCACATCGGCGGACTGCACCGGCACGGTGGCGACAATCTCGAATGTCTCGCTGTCACGAATCGCGATGCGTCGTACCGGCTTGCATCCTGGCGGCACGGCGACTTCGTTCAAATTGTTTGCGTCCATTGTTCCTGTTCACCTTCAGGTTCCTCATCCGTTCCACGTCCACGCCGAGCAGACCGGCGTACCAGGCCGCCTCCTCGGAGTACAACCATTGCAGCGCATCATCTGCGTACTCTGCGTGCCGCAGGTCGCGCAGAGCGCAGCGAAAAATCGCACACACGAGCTGCACGTAATTTTCGTGCAGCGGTGACGTGTCATCAGTGTGTGTGTGCTGCGTTGTCCGCAACAACATTTGCGCCTCCTTCCTCAAGCGTGATTTTTCCCGTTCGTCGCCAGCGTCGCACGACGCACGGCGGCAAGGTCGGCCTGCGCGCTGCGCAGCGAGATGCCGAATTGCGCAGCGATCAGTCTGGCGTCATCGATGCCAGACTCCGCAATGTGCATCCTGCGCTGAGCTGCGCTCATTTTCGGCGCAATCTGCGCCGGTGGCTCTTCCACTTGCGCAATTTGCGCAGGTGGCACGTCATCCTGCGCCGGAACTTGCGCCGCATCTTCATCGCCGCCATGCGCAATCTGCGCAATGCCGTGCGAGTAGAACGCAATGCTAGACGGCAGCGCAAAACTGACAAGCAGCGCCGAGACGACGTACAGCAGCGTCCATTCGCCAACGGCGTAGTAGAGCAGATTCACGCCGACCGAGACAATGGCGAACAGCCACGCCAGGTTGCGCTGGCCACGCACGACGAACACGAGCGTGGCGAACTCCAGCGCAACGGCGTAAGCCACGGCGTGCAGCCAGGCGGCAATGTTGGCGACGCCCTCGACCTGCGGCGACAGGCGGTGAAACAGCACCGCCGTGTGTGGCGTCTGCGAGATCAACGCCATCGCCAGCAGCGCCAGCAGCGCCGCTTCGCTACGCAAAAATGCGTTGATGCGCTCCGTCATCGCATCACCTCCAGAGCGATGAAGAGCGCAAGCATCATCAGCGCGAACACCCACGCCCAAAAGTCGTGCTTCAGCGCAGCATTCTGAGCGACGTGGCGCAGTTTGCGCCAGAGGGACGCACGGCGCGGCGTGTAGCGCCGGTATGGGGAATGTGCGTTGCTTCGGTGTAACTTCATGTCTTACTCCTTTTGTAGTTGGCGGGGATGGACGGAGGTCGCATCCATCCCCGCTGTTCCCGCTTGCGCACCAGACGCCGGAAGCTGGTGCGCCTTTGCCGCTCGTTCCCATGGTTCGCGGGGACAAGGAGAGCCGAACCCCGCCCGGCTTGCACGGCAGCGGACTGGCTTATCTGTCTTCGTCATTACGCGCCGCAATCACGCAGGCCGACCATAGCGCCAGGAACGCGATGGCGGCAATGGCGACGATGACGACGGCGGCAATGATTACGGCGGCGTTCATCACATCCCTCCGACAGTGGTGGCTGCCACGATAAGGAAGCCGATGCCGCCGATGATGCCGATGATCAGCATAAAGTAGAAAATCGCTGAATAACCTTCCTCGTTCATGCTTGCGCCTCCTTCTGCGCTTGCTGCAACTTGGCAATCAAATCGGCGTTGTCGCTGTCCAGTTGCAGCACCTGGAGCAGCGTGTTCTGCAACTCCTTCTCCAGCCGCGCACACGCGGCATCGGCGGCGTCACGTTCGGCAGTGACTGCTGCCAGTTCACGCTCCAGCCTGGCGCACTCGGCGTCGGCGGCGTTGCACTTGGCGATCAGGGCGTCCACCAGGATAGCGACTGCATCTATCAATGCCTTCAGTACGCCAAGTTCAGCCATCGGCTTATCGTCTTCCATGTGTCACTCCTTTGCTGTGCCGGGAAACCGTCCCGGTGCGGTTCGTCCCGCCCTTGCGCCGTGTAGAGCCGGACATCCGGCTCTACACGGCTCCGACCTGCGCTCCAGGTGCGAGAGGAGCGAGAGGAAAAGAGTCGGACAGGCTTGAGAATGCGCCAACAGTCAGGGATGCGGGGACTGGAGCGCAGATCGGACACCCGCACCTCACGCAAACACGTCCTCGACCTGTGCCGGTGCCGGAGCCAGCGCCTGCGCCAGTGCCGCATCCGGCGACATGGCCTCGACCAGGTCGAGCGTCAGGTTGGCGACTTCCTCCTGCGCCTGCGCCTTCTTTTCCTCGGCGCGCTTTAGGCGTTCTTGGTAGAACGCCAGGTAGACGGCGCTGGCATTCTGCCGCGTCAGCCGCCCGCCGTGGGCGTCCACGGCTTTAGCGAAAGCGGCGCGGGCGGAAAAAACGTTTTCAGCCGCTCCGATGGAAATCGCCCAATCGTAAGCGTCTTCGGGCTTTTGCCAAGACGCCACAACTTCAGGCAGCGGCTCGACGTTGGCCGGTGCGGGGGGCGTCGGTGCTGGGCGAAGCGGTGCGGCAGAAGGCGGCAGGATGGCGATGGTGTCCTTGCCGTTCTTCGCCCGCCCCGGCGCAAGGACAATCTCGTGCCCCGGCCAGTCGGCAAAGCGCTCGCTGCCGACGATCTTCGCCATCGCCAGGCAGCGAGTCTTGTTCATGATGAGCCGGAGCGTTTCGCCTTCCAGGTGCAGGATCGCCGCCCGTTCCTTTTCGCCGGTCGGCTTTGTGAAGTCGTGGAACGAGACGCCGACGACTTTGACCAACTTCCGCTTACCCGCCAGGTCCTCAAAACCAAACCACTGGCGGGGGTACAACTCCGACACGGTTTCTGGGAAATTGCTGTTTGTCATTTTTTTCTTTCTCCTTGTTCTACTGCGCCGCTTCTTCGGCGGCATACCATTCCCGAACGAGAAAACGCCGCGCATCCTGCGCCGCCTGCTGCCAGGCGCGCACCTGCGCGGCGTTCGCACACGCCGTCACTGGCCGACCGGCGAAAAACGCGCGGCGGCCAAGCTCGTCGTCTTGTTGCTGTTGCTGCTGGGTGTTGGTGCGGGGCTGCGTGGACATGTTAGCACCCCCATCTGATCCACTCATAGTCGTCCTCGATGGACGACTCCGGCGTGAGAAACTCCGGCGCATCCTCGAACTCCTGCGCCGAGAACAATCCAGGGCGGCGAGCCTGCGAGTGCTTCACGACTTCCTGGTACAGCGCCTCGTACCAGCCAGCGATCTGTGCGTAGTTGGTGCAAGCCGATTCGCTGGCACCGGCGATATACTTGTAGTATCCTACTTGAAAGTCCTTCATTTTGACCTCCTGTTGGCTATTGATTATGGTTGCGACTGTATGCATACTAGCACACAAAGTGAACATTGTCAAGCACACAATACACACACACTTGACAATCGCAGCGAGAACGTATACCATGAGCGCAGGAGGGAATATGGTCAAACTGAACACAAATCAGGTGCTTGGCCGGATGCACCTGCGTGGAATCCGGTCACGCCGCGAACTGGCGGAAAAAATAGGAGTCTCGCGGCAGTACATGTATCCGTTGATGCGCGGCGAGCATACGCCAAGCATCGGCCTGCTGCTTTCACTTGCGCGTGTCCTTGACTGCCCAGTCGAGGAACTGGTTGAGGAAGAGGAACCAGCGTGAACACGCAAGCGAACCACACTGCCTTCTTGCAGCGCTTATGGCGTGGCGCAAGATACGGCTACTACTGGCGCCCCACGCCTGACGATGCAAGGCGGCGCGGTGAGAGCCTCTGGGTTTACGCCGCTGCACCACCGCCGCCACCGGCGGGATGGCACGACGTATATTTCTCCGTGCACCCGCTGCGTTCGGCGGGCACCACTAGCCAACGCAGCGGCCAGAACGCCGAGCGTGTCGGTGCAATCGGCTGCCTCTACGCCGATTTTGACGCCAAGCACCAAGCAGGCGGCATGGATGGCGTCATTGCGCACATTGCCACGCTGCCGCTGCGCCCCTCCATCCTCGTCGCCACCGGCGGTGGCGTACACGCCTACTGGCTTTTCGATAAGCCGGTGGCGATTACGACGCCGGAGCGCCGAGCGAAGATGGAACGGGCGCAGCGACTGTGGGTGGACGCCATTGTCCACGCTGACCCAGCGGCAAAAGACCTCGGACGCGTGCTGAGACTCCCCGGCACGCGCAATTACAAGTACGACCCGCCGCGTACTGTATCCATCATCGAATTCTCAGATCGACAATATAGCCTGGAGGCCATCGCTGAAGTGCTGCGGCCTGCTATCGCTCAGGAAGAAGAGCGGCGGGCGGTGGCGGCACAGTGTGTCAGCGCGGAGAACGGCGGCGGGCGGGTATGGGGGTGGCACCTCGAACGTGCATTGCGTGAAGCACAAAAGGGGCACCGCCATAACGCTGCGCTGAAGCTGGCCTTTCGATTAAAAGAAGCTGGAGCGCCACAATTGGTAGCGGAGGAGATGGTCGGTCAGGTCATTGGCTTGGTGACCGACCGACCAACACGAGGGGAAGTGGAAGGGATTATCCGCTACGTATACAGATAAACACCAGTGCTCAGGAGGTACTTATGGGTGATTATAGCACAATTCCATACAATACTCAAGACAACGGCGCACAACTGCCAGAGGTAGCAAAGGCGCACAAAGACACTCTGGCCAGGATGCTGGAACAAATCCGGCAATTGAAGCCGGAGGAGGTCGAGGACTGGGCGAGCAAGAATAAACGCAACATCATCCGCCTGGAGGCAAACGACACGCCGCTTTGGGACGCATTGACGAAGGCGGGGATGCCGGTCAAGGCGATGATAAATTTTCACGATGAGGTGGAGAAAGCACGCTACAAATTGCGGGTCAGTATCCGCATCACCGCCGACCTGAAGCGCTGGGGCTACAACTTTTGGATGAACGATTTGGACGATAGCATCTGGAACGACAACAAGCGATGGACGGACGACGAGCACGCAACACTGCGCCTGCGCGCACGCGACAACGGATACGCACAGGACAAAATACTTGCCGCGCTTGATGAAGCGGTGCTGTCAGTTGCCGGAAAGAACCGCCGCCATCCCTTGCGTGAATACCTCGACGGCCTGGAATGGGACGAGGAGGATCATATCAAGGCGCTGGCGGGATACTTCAAGGACGCCCACGAGCCGATAACTTACGCGCTGGGCTACCGGCGCAGCGCTTTTCATGCTTTCCTGCTGCGCTGGCTTGTCGGATCGGTGGCGAAAATCTACGGCAACGCTGACGCAGCACGTAGCAACTTCGTTTTGGTGCTGGCCGGTGCACAGGATGCAGGCAAAAGCCACTTTGCCAAATGGCTTTGCCCGCTGCCCAACTACTTCGTAGAGGGCAACATCAACCCCGACAATAAAGACTGCAACCTCAGGCGCACACGTGCCTGGGTGTGGGAGATTAGCGAACTGGGAGCCACCACGCGGCGGGCGGACGTTGAGGCGCTAAAAAGCTTTATCACAACGGCCGAAGTGCAGGAGCGGCGACCCTACGCCCGCAATGACGTGATCAAGCCCGCCATTGCCAGCTATATCGGCACCGTGAACCCCGACGGGGCGGGATTCTTGCTCGACTCGACGGGCAATAGGCGCTTTGCTGTGGTTGACCTGGTGACGATTGATTGGGATTACGCCAAGAAAATCGACATCAACCAAATTTGGGCGCAGGCGGTGCACATCTATAGGTGCGATCCGATGGCGTACCGCCTGACGCCTGAGGAAGTACAGGTGCGGGCGCAGAATGCCGAAGCGCACACCGGGCCGGACATTTACGCAGACGCACTTTCCAAAGTTTACGAAATCAACCCTGCAATGGCCGGGAATATCGGATGGAGCCATACATCATCCGACATTCTAGAGAAGCTGCGCACTTACGCCGGGCTTTCACGCGGTAGCGACAGCGCGCAGGCTAGGGCGCTTGCCAGAGCGCTGCGCCAGCACTGGGGAATTAGCGGTCGAAGAAGCAACGGCGCAACGTATTACGATGGTTTGGCGCTAAAAGCATCACAAGCGCAGTAGCGAATGCTTGCAAGTCGATCTTTTTAGTGCAGATAGTGCAGACAGTGCAGATGCAATTAGGAAAAAGTGCGTATGGAAAATAAGCGTAAAGGGTTACATAGTATATATAGGAAAATGCTGCACTACCTGCACTATCTGCACTGTCTGCACTTGGAATCTTCGTTTTGGAACGTTCGTTCGCTGGGGAAATAACACATGGAAGCGAAAGTAATCACCACACCCGACGGCACGCTCGCTCTGGATTGGAGATACGCCAGCGCAGCGGAACATGCGCAATGCGTAGCTGCCGCCAAGACAATCCCCGGCGCAACATTCAGCGCCGCTGACCGCTGCTGGTACGTGCCAGCGAAACAGGCCGACCGGCTGTACGCCGCCTTCCCGCTGGCCAGCTACGATTACGACGCCATCTGCGCCGTTGTGGACGCACAGCAGCGGCGCGTCCACAACTTCGCCAATTTCCTGGTAACACATGGCGTCACGCTGGAGGTGCGCGGCGACACCGTCGTGGCACATGGCGACAATGTGTCGCCGTTGGTGCAGAAGCTGGTGGCCGAACGAAGCTTAGAAATTCGGGCATGGCTCGCATCGCAGAATGCCCGCTGTCGGGCGTCAGGGCGGCCAGAATCGCATTTTACGAGCGATGCAGTATATTCCCACGTAAATGCACCAAAAGACGCTTCTAGCGCCTCTAGCGAGGATTTGGCGAAAGCTGAACTGTTCACAAAATCGCTGCGCAATGCAGCGAGGAATCAGGCCGGAAACGAATTGTTGCGGCAAAGCTGCAGAAAGGACATACTGCCATGAACTTTGATGCTATCGTTGAGGAGTCGCACGCCCGGCTGTGGCGTGATGCCGGAAAGCAGGGGCAGGACTACCTGGAGAGCCTCGGCATCGAGCCGCAAACTTGGCTGGCGTACAAGCTCGGCTACAGGCCAGACGTCCCTGTGCCTGGCACTAGCGGCAAAGAAAAAGCGCCAGCTATCGTGATCCCGTGGCTTGCATCTGGCCGGCCGGTCGGTGTGCGCTATCGCTTCCTGCCGCCGTGCAAGGCCAAGTTTTCGGCGGAAACAGGCAGCAGCTTTGCGGGCCGCTTCTTCGGCGGCCAGTTGGTTGCGGCGGCGGCAAAACGCCGTGAGCGCTTCTTGCTGCTTGTCGAAGGCGAGTTCAATTGCATGAGTATCTGGCAGGCGTGCGGCGGCGCCAACATGCCGCATGACTTTGGCGTGGACGTAGTCAGCTTTGGCCACGAAAGCGCCAAACTTTCACCGGCGGCAATCGAGGCCTTCCGCCAGTTTTACGGTACGTTCGTCTGGGCGAATCGCACGGAAATGGCGCAGGGCATTGCGGCGCAAGTGCCTGGCGCACGTGTCGTGCAGGCGCCGGATGGCAAAAATGCCAACGATCTACTGCGGGAGGGCGTCCTCGGTAAGTTTGTCGTCTCAGCGCTTGCCAAGGCGCTCGATGACGACCTCGGCGGCCTGGAGTTGCTGCTGGAAAATCTCTACCTGTCGGCGCATACATTCCACGGCCTGGATGATAGCGTCGCCGAAGAGTTCCATCGCCTGGCGAGACGCCTTGAGCATGGCCAGGATGCGCTGGTCAGAGTGGCGCCTGACCGCTGGCTTACATCCGAACGTGTGTTTTGGGAAGCTGCACACAGCGCAGCGATTTGATATAGTACCGCAGAAAGGACACACAACTATGAATTTCCCGACCCTTATCGCTATACAGCTTCTGCGTGACACGTGCGCGGCCTTTGAGCGCAAGCACCGGCCGCAGGAGGCCGCCGCATGACGGAGGCAGAATTGCAGCGCATTCTCGCCAGCAACCCAGACCTTCGGGTTGTCGGCGACATTGCGCCACCACCACCGCCACCACCAACCGTGGCGAAAGAAAGCCTGGCGCAGCAATTTGAACGTATCTGGCGCATCTGCGGCGGACCGGAACTCGCCACCGAGTACCGCTTTCATCCAACCCGTAGATGGCGCTTCGACTACGCACACCTGCCGTCGAAGATCGCCATCGAGATTAACGGCGGCACGTGGACGCACGGACGCCACACGCGCGGGAAGGGCTACCTGGCAGACCGTGACAAGGTCAACGCCGCCACAGCGCTTGGCTGGCGTGTCTTCGAGCTTGGCACCGGCCAGGTCACGGTGGCACGCGTGGCGCAGATCGTGGCGCTGGCGAAGGAGGCGCAGGATGGCCAGAACGTCGGATGACTACGTCCAGTGCGTGGCCGTGTCGCCGGACGGCTCTGCCCGCAAAGTCAACATCTACCACGTCCGCATTGACTCGCTGGAGCGAGCACGCCGCAAGCTGACGGACGGCAAAGCGGCGTGGGTATCGTTCGGCGACTATGAGCTTCTGAAGGAGGAACTACAACATGGCAGTTGCAGGCGGCATCACGACGGCGTACCAATGCAAGCCAGTGATCGTCAACGACCGGCTGACGTTGGAGACACGCCAAACAAGCTACCCGCGTGAACGTTGCGCCTCGCCCGCCGACGCATTCGTCCTGCTATTGAAGGGCGACACTGTCACGGTGGCGGGCTCGGACATGGCGGCGTTGCGCGCACAAATCGCCGCTCTCAACGGCGATGTGTGAGGGTATTGCATTACAGGCGATTTTATCGTACCATTGACATAAATATGACGCAGACTGTACATCCAACCAACCAGATGGTGGCGCTGGCAGACCTTGCGCCACATCCAAGAAACTACAACCGCCACCCAGCGGCACAGGTGCGCAAGCTGGCGCAAAGCCTGCGCAAGTTCGGCCAGGTGCGCAGCGTCGTCGTGTGGCGTTCGACCATCCTGGCGGGTCACGGCGTCGTCGAAGCGGCGAAGTCGCTGAAATGGCAGCACATCCGTGCTGATGTGCTGCCGGATGACTACCCGGAGCACCTGGCGTTGGCGTATGTAGCCGCAGACAACGAACTAGCGCGCCAGGGCGATCCGGACATGGCGCAGTTGGCCGCCATCCTGGAAGAAGTCAAAGACGTAGACGCCGAACTGCTGGAGGCTGTCGGCTACAGTGACGCCGAATTTGCGGCGCTGCTGGAGGAGGTCGGCGGCGAACAGCGCGGCATCATTGACGTAGAGCCGCAGATCGACCGTGCGGAGGAGTTGCGGAAAAAATGGGGCGTGGAGCCTGGGCAGCTGTGGCAGCTTGGCGAGCACAGGATCATCTGCGGCGATTGCACCGACGCGGCGGTGGTGGCGCGGGTGATGGGTGGTGAAAAGGCTGACATGATTTTTACTGATCCGTTTTACAACGATGGTATAGCGAAAATTTTGCAAGCAATATCAAATACTGGTTGCGCACACATCTCGCTAATGTGTACGCAAAGACAAATTATTGATTTTTTCAAAGCACAAAGCGAGTATGAATTAATGTTTGATGTTGTGTTTGTGCAGAATACGCCAAACAGCATGATGAACAAGAAAGTACCTTATTACTTGCATAAATCGATTTTTTATGCAGCGAAGAAAGGCAGCAAAACTTTATTTGACTGCGATAATGCGCGCGGTGTGTTTAGTAGCGCGGGATACTTTCCGAGTGTCATTGAGTACAAGAAACCAAATTCTGAACATCATTACGCAAAAGACCCTGATGCGATAAGGAAATATCTTTCTGGTTTTGCCGCTGAAATCATCGTCGATTTATATGCTGGCAGCGGTACAACAATTGTTGCATGCGATGCATTACATAAAAAATGCAGGGCTGTCGAGATAAACCCGGCATTTGTAGCAGTTGCGCTTGATTTGTGCGAGCGGAGCGGAATAAAGCCGATTTTCAAGATTAACGATGCTGCTGTACTCGCAGTGGATTATCGTAGCTCGCAGGCAACCGGCAAGACGCCGGAAAGGATCGACGATGGCGGCTGACGAGTGGATCGAGATGGCCTCGGCGGCGCTGGATAAGTTGCTACCGCCGCACAAAAACAAAAAGCGCAACACGATCATCGCCGTTGTCGATGCGAAGCTATCGGGCCGTTCCGTCGAGTCAGCGCTGAACCGGCCAGATACTGGCAGCCGCATCTCGTATTACTCAAGCTGGAGCAAGAATGAAAATTTCGTGTCCGTGCTGAACGAAGTCCTCGACATCGCTCAGCGCTGGCAGTCGGAGCAGGCGATGGAGGCGCTGCAAAAAGCCGCGCACCGCCTGGCGCTGGCGTCGCCGGTGGCAGCCGGAAAGCTTGTGCAACAACTCAGCCACGAGGACGCCGCAATCGTGCTGCGCGCCGCCATCGCTATCCTGGACCGCGCCGGCATCGAGACAGCGCGCAAGTCCCGCAGCGAGACGACCGCCAGCGTGGACATTCGGCAACTCAACGAATTGAGCGACGCCGAGTTGGAGGCAATCGTGCGACGGGGGCTACATGGTAGCGGCGACACTAGCCAGCAGGCAGACTGACCTGAAGATTGCCATCGCCGCCGACCTGGTGCTGGCGCGGCGTCACGCCCGCCGCCACCTGCTCGACTTCACGACGTACACCTACCCGCAGTACGTCGCCGAGCCAGTGCACCGCCTCATCGCTGCGACGCTCGACCGTGTTGTTGCTGGCAAGCTGTGCCGCCTGATGATTTTTGCCCCGCCTCAGCACGGCAAAAGCGAACTGGTCAGCGTGCGCCTGCCCGCCTTTTGGCTCGGTAAGCATCCAGATGACCCGGTGATCGTCACGTCATACGGCGCAGCACTGGCCGAAAGCAAGTCACGCCAGGTGCGTGACATAATCGCATCTGATGAATTTCAGCGACTGTTCGGCCATTTGTCGCCGGTCGATGAGCCCGTGGCGCTGCGCAACGATAGTCGCTCCGTCGCCAGGTGGCAGCTTGCCGGTCGGCGCGGCTCACTGCTGGCCGTTGGCATTGGCGGGCCGGTCACCGGCCACGGCGCGCGGCTCGGCATCATCGACGATCCGTTCGAGAACTGGGAGCAGGCGCAATCGGCGACATATCGGGAACGTGTCTGGGACTGGTACCGGGGCACTTTCCGCCCACGCATCTGGGAAGATGGCGCAATCGTGCTGATTATGACAAGATGGCACGAAGACGACCTGGCGGGTCGCCTGCTGCGGGAGCAGGGCAGCGAATGGGAAGTGCTGCGCCTGCCTGCGCTGGCTGAAACGCAGGAGGATCGAGACTACATCAATCAGCGGCTCGGCTTACCCGCTGGCTTGCCCGATCCGCTCAACCGCCAGCCTGGCGACGCGCTCGCCCCACGGCGCTACAGCGTGCAGGCGCTGACCAGCATCCGCCGCGACGTTGGCGAACGTGTGTTCGCCGCCGAGTATCAGGGCGCACCGACGGCGGCGGAAGGTGCGCTGTTCAAGCGCTCGTGGTTCCAGGTTGTTGACGCTGCGCCGCGCCAGGCGAAGCGAGTGCGCTACTGGGACAAGGCGGGCACTGCCGGAGGCGGCGCAGCAACGGCGGGCGTGCTGATGGCACGCGATGCCGACGGGCGCTTTTACGTGGAACACGTCGTGCGAGGGCAGTACAGCGCGCTGGAACGTGAGCGCATCATCCGGCAAACCGCCGAGACGGACGCGGCGCAGTACGGCAATGTCGAAATCTGGCTGGAGCAGGAGCCAGGTAGCGGCGGCAAAGAAAGCGCCGAGAACACCGTGCGGATGTTGGCGGGATTCAACGCGCACAAGGAGACGGTCAGCGGCGACAAGCAGACACGCGCCGAGCCGTTCGCTGCGCAGTGCGAAGCGCTGAACGTGTTCCTGGTGCGCGGAGCGTGGAACAGTGCATACATCGACGAGTTGACGGCGTTCCCGAACGGCCAGTTTGCCGACCAGGTGGACGCCAGCGCTGGTGCATTCAACAAACTGGTTGGCAGCCGCAAGGTTGCGAAAGTGAGGTGAAAACATGGCGATTTTACGGGCAAATGGCATCCTCAGCGACCGGCTGAGTTTGGCGCAGCAGTACGGCCTGCTGACGTTTGGCAACAAACGCCGCGACGTATATGCAGCGGCTGGCTACGACAGAAGCATCAGATTCGAGCAATATCTGGCGTGCTTCCAGCGCCAGGATATTGCGCAGCGCATCGTCTCAGCGCCGGTCGTGGAAGCCTGGCGCTACCCGCCGACGCTGCTTGACGGCATCGACACGGCGGAAGGGGCGGAGGAAACGCCGTTCACCGACGCCTGGCTGCGGTTGGTGAATTCCGCCCGAGACGACGCCGAGACCAGACCCGGCATCATTCACCCGCTGACTCGGCTCGACCTGGTCAGCCGCATCGGGCGCTACGGCGTGCTGTTCTTCGGGCTCAATGACGGCAAAGCGCCGGAGGAACCGGCGGAAGCGAACAGCCTGCGTGACATAAGCGACTTGCTCTTTGTCAGCGTTTACGACGAGGGTTCCGCCCGCATCGTGGGCTGGGAGACGGATCGCACGTCGCCACGCTACGGCAAGCCGACGCTGTACGAGTTGGTCAGCGTCGAATCCGGCCAGCAGACGACGCTGCGTGCGCACTGGACACGATGCCTGCACGTGGCAGATGGCGTGCTGACGAACGACCTGTTCGGCACTCCGGCGCTGGAGCCGGTGTGGAACCGCCTGATCGACATTCAAAAAATCATGGCGGCCACCGGCGAAGCAGGCTGGACGGTCATGCAGCCTGGCTACATCTTCAGCACGCGGGACGGATACGAACTCAGCGACGCCGACGCCGAGCAGCGGCAAGAGCAGATCGACGAGTTCGTGCACGGCCTGCGCCGCTTTTTGGAGGTCAACGGCTACGAAGCCACGACGCTGAGTGCGCAGCTTCAGGACCCGACCGGCGCTATCACCAACGCACTGCGCCTGATCTCCGCCGCCACCGGCATCCCGCTGCGCAAACTGACCGGCAGCGAGCGTGGAGAACTGGCCAGCACGCAGGATGACGAGAACTGGATCGACTTCATCGAAGCACGCCAGCGCCAGCACATTGCGCCGGTCATCATCGAGCCGTTCGTCAATCGGCTGCTGTGGCTCGGCGTGTTGCCGCCGCCATCTTCCGGAGCTTACACCGTCTGGTGGCCTTCGCTTCGCAAAAACGATCCGCATCGTCAGGCGCAGATCGCCGACATCAGCGCCCAGGCGCTGCAAAAGATCGGCGCCACCGTTGACCCGCGGGCATTTGTGGCGGCGTACATGCCCGACCTGCCGGTAAATGCAGTCGGCGCAGCGTCACGCCTGGACACAGCGAAAGGAGGCGGGTTGGCGGATAACGCCGCCCATCCCTTTTGGCGCGGCTATCCGTAGCAATCGCATGATCCTGTTGCCCGACCCGGACGATCCTGAGTCGGAGGGCGACGAGATCAGCGACCTGGCCAGCACGCATCAGGCATCCATCGAGGATGCGCTGCGTCGTCAGCGCGCCGCCGTGGTGGAAAACCTCGACCCGAATCGGCTCAACGAGGTCGAGCGGCTGATTCCGACGGAAGACGACGATCTGCGTGAGGCGCTGGAGGTGCTGCTGCGTGACTCCGCCGGTCGTGGCGTGCGTGTGACATTCGACAAGCTGGACAGCATCGACGTTGGCGTCAACTGGCGGCTGGCAAATGAGGCCGCCAGGACATGGGCGCAGCAGTACAGCTACAGCTTGGTCAGTTTGCTCAACGAGAACAGCCGCCGAATGCTGAGCGATGCGGTCATGCGCTGGGTCGAAAGTGGCGAACCGCTTGACGCCCTCATCGATAGTTTAGCGCCAATCTTCGGCCAGGATCGTGCGGCGGCAATCGCCATAACTGAGGCGACGAGGGCATATGCAGAAGGCAGCTTCACGCTCTACGAGCAAGCGGGATTCAACCGCCGCCCGCCGGAGTCGGAGCGCCCACCGGCGCACCCACGCTGCCGGTGCTGGGTGTCGCTGATGGAGGCGGATGACGGAATTTGGGAATACGTCTGGCTGACGGCGCAGGATGAACTTGTCTGCCCGATTTGCGGGCCGAAGCACCTGCGTTCCATCGGCTTTGCGGGGCGGCGATAGGAGGCAACATGCAGATCAGCATTTCGAGCAACGCAAAAGAAATCGCCGAGGCGCTGAGTCGCCGTGGGCGCAACGTGCTGGGCATCGTGGAAGGGCCGATAGACCGCGGCGCTTTTCGCATCGAGGCGGGCATGAAAGTTTATCCGCCGCCTCCGGCGAACAGCCGCTATCGGCGCACTGGCACGCTGGGCCGCCGTTGGACAACCAGGCCGATCCGCACAGCGACGATGGTCGGTCGCGAAGTCGGCAACAATACGGAGTATGCGCCGCTCGTGCAAAGTGCGGCGGTGCAGGCTCGTGTCCATCGTGGCCGCTGGCTCACGGACGAGGCGGTGATCGAGCGAGAAGCGCCGAGGATCATTCGGGACGTCGAACGAACTTTGCAGGAGGCGCTGGATGAACCAGTCTGACGACAATTCGGCAGGTCAGAGCGGCGAGCACGGTGCAGTCGTGACGTTGCCGCGGCGCGTCTCCCGCTTCGCTTCACGCATTGCGCGCCTGCGACCCGGGAAGTACCTGATCACGCTCACGATCACGGAAGAACGTGCGTACTGGACGATCCAGGAGATGAATCGTGTGGAGGCGTAGAAAACGAACCCTGCGCCGAGTCCGGCCAGGGTCTGAAGCAATTTTTGTGCGGGGTGTCCGGCGCTCATGCTTTCTTTTTGACGGCCCCGAACGGCGTTTTTTCGATCGTAACCTTCGCCTGGCGGGCGACAAGCAACGCCTGCGCCCGCAGGAACAGAGCTTCGTCCACGTCCGGGTCGCTCTCTTTCCAGAGAGCGAGGGATGGAATGAAGCGATGCTCTTTTTGGTACTCTTCTAGCCCGGCCACCAGCTCGTCTAGACTTTTCATAGCGGTCTCCTTTTGTTATACTACAGTCATCGCTTGTTGTCGTCGATTGCACCATTGCGTTTTCGTGATGTCAAATCGCAATGGCATCGGCGGCGGGCGGCGGCGATGTGCTGTTGTTGCGCCTCTTGATCTCTCCTTCCACACTCTTCGAGCTCTCCTTTTGTTACGCCGCCGCCCAAATTTTTCCTCGAAAAAAGCCAAAATTGCCTGTTGACAGACTGCGAATATTGTGATACAATACAGTCGACAACAGCAAGCAATAAGCAAGCAAGAGAAAGAAAGGAGTCAAAATGACGCACATTGTCGGGG